CGGTTGCAAATTGTTTAGCTTCATCTGCAGACAAAAAGCAGTATGTTGACATGAGATGAATGTCGGCATTCCAGTCACTTCGAGTCGAACTGCCGTAATCCAGTTCAATATTAGGAGGTGGTTGAATGAACCGATAAAATTGTTGTAAGTTGTCGTTAAAATTGGGCTGAATATAATGTGGGGTAACGTATTCGGGAAAATAGGGTGGGTGAGTGTTTGTGGTGCTGGGTGCGGCGGTATTACTACCGGTGGCTGGATTCGAGACGTCGCGAATTACAAACAGTTCGCGAATGGGGCGCAGCGTAATGTCGATTTGAAGCTGGTTGTATTGCAGCGCGACAAGCGGAAACGCCATTTTGCTGCTCAGCGTGAACCACGCATTGATGGGAATATACAGTTTTCTGAATCGAATGGACGGATCAATGCCTGCTGGATTGGGCGGTGTATAGTAATTATAAAAAGCATTGGGATATTTTCCATTGTTGGATGAAAACAGTGCAGGATTATTCAATTCAACAATGTTGCCGGTCATGCGGTTATACAAGTCACGCTCGGTTCCGTTGAAATTTCTCTCTACAAGCGCTTGCAAATATCCGCCTGTAAGTTTCTGAAGTGTTTGACCACCGACCGAAATTGTGATTTCTTTAATCATTTGCGTGCCAATATTTTCGATCCACTTGAATTCATAGGGCGTCCACGACTGTCCGCAGCTTTGGGGCGGCAGAATAGGGCTCCAAATGTTTGGCAGCGTGACAACCAGGTACGTGTCCATTAGCAGTTCGGCATAGCGTGGAATATAAAATGTGAATTTAGAAGATTCATTCAGTCGTAAACTTCGTTGCCCGTCGAAATCGATTCTAAATTTTTGCAGACCGAAATTTGTATACTTTGCATAAGTTGTTTTGAAGAATGTTTTTTTAGGATTGGAATTGAGAATGACGTTTTGATTGCCGTATGCGACCAAATTTAATAAACCTCCTGCCATTGTGTTATTTATTTATTTATTTTTATTAGATATTTTTAGAGAGAAGAGAGATATAATATAAATGTAAATAAAATACTATATAATCTAGATATAATAATTTTAAATTATAATTCATTCAATTATTTAATTGAATATTTTACATATAATTCAATATTTTAAAATATATATAAATTATAAGATTTAGATAAACTCATATTTTATTCATTTATACAAAATATTTAATATAATAAAAATAAATAAAGAATAAAATAAATGTCAGCTCCAAGTAATCCAGGCAGTACCGCGATTTCAGGCGTGACTGACGCCGCCAACAGCTTTAAATTGCAATTAAAATCATATATTTCGCAAACGGACAACACGACACTCATTCATGTTATCGGAACCACGCTGATCATATTTATAGCGGGTTGTATCGCATATTACGTGTATTATAAAATGACGCTGCTTCCAAAAAGCTGCAGACGTTTAAACAGTAAAAAATCAGCGGCATTAAATTCAAGTTGGATCACGACGGCGTCCTCGGACCCGTCTTCACAGTTTTTATTAAGAGATTATTATGTAAAAACGGCATACAATTGTTGCTCCACGGGCAATTTCTCAAATGATTATGTAAACGTGTGTGCGCTTCAGCATGCAATTAAGATGGGATGCAGGTGTTTGGATTTTGAAGTGTATGGTAAAAATGGCCAGCCCATTATTTCCACTTCATTAAGCGATGACAAGTGCATTAAGGAAACTTATAACTCGGTTTCATTTGACGAAGCCATGAGTGCAGTCGCAACGTCGGCATTTAGTCCGAGTTCAAACGTGTGTCCTAACCCCAGCGATCCGCTGCTACTATTGTTCCGAATCAAAACCAACGATGTGGATGTGTTGAATAGCATGGCGGATATCATTAAATCGAACCTGAACGATCGATTGATTCCGGAATATAATCACGAATTTGGCGGGAAAAATATATGTGCAGAGCCGGTGAATAAATTTGCCGGTAAAGTTGTAGTTATCGTGGAAAGCAATCCGCTATTGTATCAGCCGGGTGCGGAGCGCATGTATGAAATTACGAATTTGACGAGCAATGCATTTTTGAGAATTTTGACCGTGTTCAATGTTTTAAACAGTCCGGACATAACGGAACTGACGTCATTTAACAAGCAGTATATGACGATTGTTCTTCCGGATTCTTCCATGTCTGCGGAAAATTATGACCCGATGCCGCCGTCTTTAGCGGGGTGTCAGTGCATGGCACTCTCGTTTCAGCTTTTGCGAGACGGGAACCTGGCGGTGTATAATGACTGGTTTGAATCGGGGCCAACAAAGAGCGCATTTTTACTGAAGCCGGCGGATTTAATGTTTGTTCCTCAAACGATCCAGGCGCCCACGCCGCAAAACCCGCAACTCTCGTTTGCCAGTCGCCCGTTGCAATCCAACATGTACAATTTTACGATTTAGATCGAGTAAATTAGTAACTTGAGTATTTAGAATAACGATTATTAATTTTAATTATTTTATTATTTTATTAAATGAATAAAATAATTAAAAAATTGAAATAAAGGTTTATAGTTAATAATACGTAACGCACACACATCGCATTCCATTCTGTAATGCAAGAATCAAAAGAAGAATTAAAAGAAGAATCGAACGAGTTGAAAGAAAAAGGTAAGAAAAGAAAAATTGTCATTAAACCGAAAGCCAGCGTTATTATATCCGACGACGATCTCGTTGAAACGAATCGTGAATATTTAAATGAAATATTTACGCAAGAACAGATTGAAGAGTTGGCAAAAAAGTATACGATTGACAAAGAAAGCCGGGAAAAAAACATTTACAATTTTATCGATGCGTATCGCTGCATCATCAAACAACAATTTAATGAAGAAACGCAGCCATCTATTAACAATGAATTGTTGAACCAAATTACCTTGAATCCGGAAAAAGTGAAAGTGGTATGGAGCGGATGTTTGCAAGCGCTGCGGCGTCTTCCGAGCGAGTCGGTTGGACACATTGTTACTTCGCCGCCATATTATAATGCGCGCGAATATTCCACATGGCCAAATCTGCAAGCGTATTTGGATGACATGCGTAAAATAATTTTGGAATGCTATCGAGTGCTGGATAATCATCGCGTATTTGTATTCAACGTTAGTGACGTGGTGGATAATGACAAGATGGATAAAATCAATGCGTTTGGGTTCCGAAAAATCCCGCTGCCTGCATATTTCATAACCATGTTTGAGGAATGCGGGTTCACGTATGTGGATGACGTTATTTGGGACAAGGGGGAGGTGCAGAGTTCTCGACATAAAAATGGAAATAAACCATTCCCATTCTTTCAATATGCGTGCAACTGTTACGAACACATTCTCATCTTTCACAAGCATCGACTGGAAAAGGACGTGAAGTATCCATGTAATGACTGCGGCAGTTTGAATGTAAAGAGTAATAGCTACACGTTTCGCGGATTGCGTTCATGGGAATGTAAAAATTCGAATTGTGAACGCAGCGAGTCGGATCGTGGGAAGCGGTTCTCGTTAAAAACAATTATGACGCAAAATCCGTTTCGGCAGCAAGAAAATACAATTCCGAAAGAGCTTGTGCAAGAGTGGCGTCGGGATATTCGCAAATTGTCGCCGGTCATTAAAATAAATAGCAAAAAAGAAAACAAGCTGGGTCATACTGCACCGTTTCCGATGGATATTCCGCTAATGAGCACATATTATTATAGTTATCGCGGGGACATTGTTTTAGATGTATTTGCCGGAAGTTTTACAACGGCGATTGCGGCGCAAAAGCTGGGTCGAATTGGCGTAGGATTTGAACTGCGTAAAGATTTGTTTCGGGACTGCATCATAAAAAATATTATAAATAACGAGTGCGACCTGGAAGAGATTGAAATTTGAATGAATTATATTAAATGTCGAGCGAATTGTGTTCAAGTGTATTTGCTTTTTTTGACTGCAGTTGAGCAGTTCGAATACTATTTCTTTTGTCCATTTCACTCCAATATTCTTGAATTGTAAATGATTGCTGTTGCATGTTTCCAAGATGAGTGTCCCAGAATAAATTTCCAGGTCGATAATCAGACAATATAACATTTTGGTCTGAACAAAAGTAACTTTTGTTTTTACCTGCTGCTTCATTATGACTTATATTCGCTTGATCGTCTTCATTCAACATTTTTTCGCTATCAAATGCGTGAATTGAAATAAAATCACGAGTAATCGGACTTATAAGTTTTCCATCCCAAATATTTTCCAATTCTTCAAGATGGTCAAAACATGATTTTCCTAGATATATTTTAGATTTCAAATACTGTTCAAGAATTTTTTTGTATGCAAAAACATTTTCGTTTGAAATATATTTTGAAATATCATGACAATGAAGTAACTGCCAATATAATGATGCTTCCACATCAATAATAATATTAGAATTTGACATAAATCCTTTAGATGTTGTAAATATCTGAGGTTCTTTTGTGTGACTTTTAAAACTAGTTTTAGAACCGCCAGATACATTGTAATAATAATGACCTCCCCAATTCAAATTTCCTTTATTTTTATTTCTATTCTTTACCCCATTTGGCATGTTTAATTCGTAGATTGGTTTCCAATCTTGTAATTCAATTTCTTGTTTAAATGTTTCAAGTTCTACGCGATGTGAAGACGAACCCGAATATCCATGTTCTTTTCTCATAGAAATGACCGCAACTACATTTTTATTACTATTTCCTCCGATATTGTTGAGTATATATTGATCCAACGGAGAACGAGTAGCTTCGTCAGTTCTTTTAATGCGTTGATGTTCTCGAAATGGAACTTCAATTACAACACCATTTATATGAGTATTTAATTGCTCAATTGTATGATTACATTTAACAATATGACTATATTCACATATACGCCTTGAAGCTTGACTAACGCGCTTCGTTGAACATAATGCACATGACCCAGCTTTATTTATATTTTTTAATTTTGTTTTGATATTTTTTGGCATTTTTTCTTTCACTTTATTATAAATTTGTTTTATTTTTGTTATATCATTTTCATTGCATTTATTATTGATTTTTGTATTTGTTGATTTAGATTTAGAGTGTAAATTACAATATATTGATGGTGAATCATTATTGCAACAAACTTTTTTGTTGCATAATTGTCCAGCATTCTTTCCTTTTGTAATAACAAATTCACATTTATTTGAAGCCATTGCTGAATGCGAGGATAAATTAACCAACTCTTTGAATAAATTTATATGTTTATTTATTAGTTTTACAATTTTCAATTTTTATTATTATAAAAATATTTTTATAACAATAATATAGTAAAATCATAAATTAATTATTTTTGGTTTTAAAAGGAATGAGTGAAAAGGACATTGAGCGTTCTTTAGAGATATTGAAAAAATCGCAAAAAGAAATAGAGGTATCACAAGGTGAGAAGCTGGTGAGCAATCCAACCATTCAGGAAATCATTTCCATAGTGGAGCAGTTTTTAATAAAAAAAAAGCTTATTTGTTATGGAGGAACTGCGATAAATAATGTTTTACCGGAAAAGGACCAATTTTATGACTTGAAACGAGAGATTCCGGATTACGATTTTTTTTCGCCGAATTCGCTAGACGATGCGAAAGAGCTTGCGGATATATTCTATAAAAAGGGGTTCAATGACGTGGAGGCAAAATCTGGGATGCACACGGGAACGTACAAGGTGTTTGTGAATTTCATTGGCGTAGCTGACATTACTTTTATCGAGCCAGAACTTTTTAAAAGTTTGATGCGCGAATCAATAGAGCGCAACGGAATCTTGTATGCGCCAATAAATTTCTTGAGAATGTCCATGTATTTGGAATTGTCGCGTCCAGATGGTGACGTAAGCCGATGGGAAAAGGTCTATAAGCGCCTGCTTCTTTTCAATAAAAACTTCCCGCTGAAAGGAGACAACTGTTTGAAAAAAGCCAAAAGTGCAGTAGCGGCGCCGTCGGAAAAGGAGGAGGAAATATTTGAGATTGTGCGCGACGAAGCCATTTCGGAAAAGCTGGTATTTTTTGGAGGATACGCGTGTGCGCTTTTTTCCGAACATTTGAAAAAGGACCAGCGTCCTGTTCTATATTCCGCCGTGCCGTCATTTGATTTGTTGTCTGAAGACGCTAAAAAATCCGCGCATAAATTGAAAGACAAGCTGGAAAGAACGGGGCATTTCGGTCGTGTGATCGTGGAAGAACGCGAAGATTTCGGAGAACACGTGTCCGAACACTATGAAATTGTAGTGGACGGAAGAACGGTGGCATTTGTCTACGAACCGGCTCCCGGTGCTTGTCACAATTACAATGTTGTTCGCGTTAATAAAAAAGATGTGAATATTGCGACCACAGACACCATTCTCAGCTACTACTTGTTGTTTCTTTATATTAATCGCCCGTATTATGACCGAGACCGTCTGCTTTGTATGAGCCAATACATTTACGATTTGCAGTATGACAATTTGACAAAAAATGACGGCATTTTTAAACGGTTCTCGAAACCGTGCATCGGTAAACAGGTGACGCTGAAAGACATCAAGGATGTAAAATCGCACATGTTTAATAAGCTGAAAGATAAAAAAGGGACGCGCGAATATGACGAATGGTTTTTGAATTATAATCCGATTGGAAAATATAAAATCAAAGAACGTAAAGGGAGAGATGCCGAAAAATTTGACGAAAAAATAAAAGATGTGAATAAATTTTCTCCGTCTTATTCCAAACGCAAAGATCGAGCAAAAACGAAGATGAGAACGATGACCAGGACGATTAGGATGCGGACCCCAAGAACCAAGACAAGAACTCATAAGATTCATCGAGTATAACTTTCATATATTACGCGGGTCCAACATCAACATCAAATAATTATTATAATTATAAAATAATAATAATTATTTTATATATATATATATATATATATATAAAATAATTATTATAATGTTTGATTCAATTAAATCAAAAATATTCAAATTTAAAGTAGTTAACGACTATTCAAATTTTAAAAATAATCCATATAGATTAAAAGACAGAACTAAAAATTGGAATGGGTCAGTACAATATAATCCAAAAAAAATAATATATCCACAAAATGTTGATGAAATATGTAATATTGTAAAAACAGAAGATCAATTATGCGTAGTTTCGTCTGGACATCATTTTGAAAAATTATACACAAATAATTCTGTATGGGTGTGTTTAGAAAAATTTAAAAAACTTGAATTTAATGAAAAAGACAGTTTATGCACTGTTGGTGCTGGAGTAAAAATTGAAGATATAATGTTATTTTTAAGTAAACGTGGTTATAGAATTATGGGTACTGGTAGTATTCAAGAGCAAACACTAGTAGGTGCTACATCGAATGGTACGAATAGTCCAGGAGGTATATACAAATTATCATCACATTACATTGTTGAAATGAAAATGGTAGATGGGCTCGGTAATAATAGAATAATAAGTAGTAATAACGAAGATGATGAAGAATTACTTGAAGCACTACGAATGTCGTTGGGATTATTAGGTGTTATATATGAAGTCACTGTTTTATGTGAAAAAACTAATTTCACGAAAGTTAGTTACTATAGAACAGATGTAAATTCATTTATGAAAAATGAATGGAAACAAATTAAAAAAGAAAAAATATGTCTAGAAATGAGTATATTTAATAATAAAACAATGTTTATTGAAAAATATGAAAAATATGATAATAATGATACTTATAATAATAATAATAAATCATCTTATCCTTCAACAGTTTATACAAATTCTTTTCTACCAGATTTAGTAGTATCACTATACGAAAACAATAAAATTGTTAACAAATTAGTAAATTTTTGTTGTAGAAAATTTCCAGTTACTTTTAATAAAGTAATAGATACATATTTAGAATACCAATCGGGAAATGTTGTATATAAACCTAGTATTAAAGCATGGACAAATATAACACCAACATATGATATGAGTGAATGGTATTTTGAAATAAATAACGATGAGTTAATACAAGAAATTTTAGATGATTTAAAAAATATAACAAGTAAAGATGATTTTATTAAAAATTATGGATTTCCAGGGGTAAAGATAAGATTTCATCCTATTTGTAAAAATGTTTTATTAGCACAATCAAATAATTGTCGTTCAATATCGGTATTATTATTTGCATTTGGTTATTCAAATAGAGAAAATTCCACTAAACTTTTTTCATTTTTCGAGAATGAAATTATAAAAAAATATATAAAAAAGACAAATGTATCTTTCCATTATGCGATAAGAGTAGTATATGATAAAAATGAATTGATGGAAAGTAATAATGTTTTAAAAAATAACTGGTTAAAATTTATTAAAATTAAAAAAGAATTAGATCCAAATAATAAATTTAAAAAAAAATATTTAGAAGAATTATTTGGAAAAAATTTTGGAATCCCGATTGTCCAGAAGAAGCTACTAGCTAATTAAGCTGAACTAAAATCTAAAATAATTCGTTATCTTTTTTTACAGTTTCATTTTGGTAACATTTCCTGCAAAGAGGAACATAAATGTCGTCTGCACCGATCAACACTTGTTCCGTGCTGCTTGTATTTCGGAATGAAAATGGTGCGGGCGTTCCATCTTTGCATTTTCCGCAAAGCGCGCGTAATTTTGTCACCTTGTCACAGAGAGGAACAAGGTCGAGCAGTTTCCCGATTTTCTCTCGTTTAAAATCTCCATCGAGGCCACAAATGAATACTTTTTTATGGTGGTCTTCCACAATTTGTGTTGTGAATTTAACAATATCGTGAAAGAATTGCCCTTCGTTGATTAATATGACGTCGCATTCATTTATCTTCTTGGCGTTTTCCTCTACTTGCATAATTTCTTCCATTGAGAAACCCATGATGCAAGGTATCATTTGTTTGTCATGCGTTGAAAGCATGGTTTCAGAATAGCGATCATCCGCTTTGAAATTTACAACACACACTTTCAGTTTACAAAAACAAAATTGTCTATAATACGTCAAAAGCATGGATGTTTTTCCAGACCACATTGGTCCGAGAATTAGTTCAAGGTATCCAGTTTTAGAGTCAATGCACAAATCATTGGACGTAGTAGTCATTTATTAAAATCAATATAACTGCAATTATATATGTATACAAAGTAACATTTGTTTAATTCAATTTTCTTAAAAATCAAATATATTTTAATTTGAAAAATATATTTGATTTAAAAAAATATATTTGATTTTTAAACGTTCAAAAACCTGATTATAATGGCAGTGGCACTTTTTTAACTAGAATATGAGGGAACATCTTTAGTAAGTTTACAGTTTATAGTATTTTTTCTATTAATTCCTTGTAAAGGCCCGTCTTTATAATTTGGAATATTGGTATATGTTGTATGTAAAGAAAGAGAAGTTGTTCTGTCATTACTGTCTCCACTGTCTCCAGATTTTCTATAACTAAAAACAACTTGAGTACCAACCGGATAATAAATTAACAGTCCAGGTGTTCTTTGTGTTGTTTGATTTCCAAATAAAATAGGGGTGCTAGTAGATGTATTAGGAGGGGTAACTTCACAACTTAATAACAAGTCGTTAACTGCTATTCCACTATTATGAAGTGGAGATGAAGTATTTATTGAAGATATACGCACACCTTCTCTCGAGAAAATTACAGAACCACTATAATACTGACTTAATATAAACGGATCTACAATTGTCCAATCAAAACCTAAATATATTTTGCTTTTATAATCAGCTTGTGTTGTTTTTAATACATTCAGTGAATTTTGTAATACGTATTGACTAGAACCTCCTCCAAAATTCTCGAAACCGCTATATCCAAATGTATATATTCCAATAACATCGGCATTAGTATTAACAATAGGTCCGCCCGAATTACCACCACCCGATGGTGTGTTTATAAATATACTATCTGTAACTTGATAACCATCTGGATCACACCAATATGGATCTCTAACATTACCAAAACTAAATGAATCTTCATCAACTACTAATGGATTACCAACAACACAACACACATCTCCATAATTTACAGGTGTTGTATTTATTTTAAGACAATATTCAGAATAATTTGTAAAATCAATATCAGTTACAATCAAAGCAATATCAGCAACTCCATCTATATATATTTTTGTAGGATTTACTTTAAACCATTTATTATTAATAGGATTTTGTATATATCCTTCATATAATGTTTCATATCTTGGAGGTGAAATGGAAATGTTCGTATTCGATACACAGTGTGCGGCGGTAACGAAATATCCTTGCGATAAATCCTGTTGTGTTTCATAATAATAGAATCCAGACCCTCGATACACTCGTTCATCTTCTGTAAATGAAAACACAATTTGACTCGTTGCATTTCGTAATTTTGTTATTGAATCGAGTGACATTCCAAAATTTCCGATGGGACCTTGAGCACCAGTATGACCTTGAGCACCAGTATGACCTTGAGCACCAGTATGACCTTGAGCACCAGTATGACCTTGAGCACCAGTATGACCAGTATGACCAGTAGGACCGGTATGACCAGTATGACCAGTATGACCATAAGCACCATCAGAACCATGAAAACAAGCGGGACCGGTAGGACCAGCGGGACCAGTAGGACCATCAGAACCAGCGGGACCAGTAGGACCAGCAGGACCTTGATTACCTGGAGCACCAGTGGGACCGGTTGCACCATCAGAACCGGCGGGACCAGTAGGACCAGTTGCACCATCAGCACCATTAGCACCAGTTGGACCGGTTGAACCATCAGCACCATTAGCACCAGTGGGACCGGTTGAACCATCAGCACCATTAGCACCAGTGGGACCGGTTGCACCATCAGAACTGGCGGGACCAGTAGGACCAGCAGGACCTTGATTACCTGGAGCACCAGTGGGACCGGTTGCACCATCAGAACCGGCAGGACCAGTAGGACCGCTAGGACCAGCAGGACCGACAGAACCAGTAGGACCACTAGGACCAGCAGGACCAGTATGACCACTAGGACCAGTTACACCATCAGAACCAGCGGGACCAGTATGACCAGTATGACCACTAGGACCAGTAGGACCACTAGGACCAGTATGACCAGCAGGACCAGTATGACCAGTATGACCACTAGGACCAGTTACACCATCAGAACCAGCGGGACCAGTATGACCAGTATGACCAGCAGG